CGACCTGAGCCATCTGTAGGCCCTGCGTTCCAACAAATTCTTTTTGGATTCCCACGTAGCGAATTCAATGCAGGTATTGATGATGAAGCCGCAGACGGTGAATTTACTTCAGATGACCTTGCATACTTTGTGCGCAATCGTCGCGCTAACAGCGTTTATGGTTTGTCACCTGTAGAGCGTTGCTTGCCACTTGCAGATATTTATTTGCGCCGTCAGCAATGGATTCGTGCAGAATTTACAGACGGCACAATGCCTAAGTCTTATTTGGAATTGCCTGAAACAACTTCACTTACACCTGACCAAATTAGAGCATACGAAGATATTTACAACGATGACCTATCAGGTCAGACCGCACAGCGTAACCGTATGCGCCTTCTTGTTCCCGGCGGTAAGTTGATGTTTGAAGAAGGTTATTCAGATAAGTTTTCAGACACAATGGACAATTACCTTGTCACATCTATCTGCGGACACTTCGGAGTGCTTCCAACAGAAATCGGATTTAGTGCAAAGGGTGGCATTGGTGCTTCAGGGCATCAAGCGGGCGAAGCAGATTCAGCCGAATCAATTGGAATTATTCCTACTGCTAACTGGATTTCACAAATGATTAGCGCATTGTCTTACCGATTCCTTGGTATGCCACGCGAACTTGAATTTAAACTTGCACCAAGCGAGCGCACAAATACACAAGAAGCCGCGCAACGCGATGACATTCGTAAGAAAAACGGCTCACTTACTGTTAATGAAAACCGCGCTGAACTTGGTTTGCCATTAATTGAAACCCCGGAAGCCGATATGCCAATGTTGGTTGCGGGTAACAGCGTTTACTTCTTTGGCCCTGATGGTGTTCAACCTGCCGTTGAATCTGTAGCACCTGTAACAGATGCACCTATTAATGATGAAATGCCAACAGATTCAAAACCAAGCGAACCTAAGACCGCTGAAGAAGAAGTTAAAAAGTTTATTCGATGGTTACGTAAGGGAACACCTACACGACCATTTGAATTTAAAGAACTAGACGAAACATACGCCGAAGTTCTTAATAAGTTTGTTGAAACTAAGGATGTAGATGGCGCACGTTGGTACGCCGAACACTATTTAGGTATCTAATGAACTGGCCTGAAAAAGCGACGGTTGTTCGCATTACCGCGAAACATGCAACCAAAATTCGTAAGGCTTTTAAATCTGCAATAGATGGTGATGCGATTGCCCAAGCATGGGCAGAAACCCACCCCGCAGGTGGCTCAGTTTCGCCGCAAATGGCTAGAGATTGGGCAAACGTACACGCTGTAGTCAATAAAAAACCGCTTCAGTATGCACTCTCTCGCATATATGCGGATGGCTACACACTAGGTACAAAGGTTGCAAAGACCCGCCTGACAGGTTTAAAGAAGGATATATCAACAACTGTAGGCATTGTTGATTGGTCTACTTGGCAACCGGGCTTACCAAGCGCGGCGGCTTTAGTAAAACCAAAAGGCGGATTAGCAAGTTTGCTTGCTACTCGTAAGATAACTGTTTCAGATGAAATTGTTCATACCAAGTTAGACCGTATTGGTACGGCGCTTGCAAAAGGTCTTGAAAAAGGTTTTACAGCAAAAGAAACAGCCAAAATGATTGATGCAATCATTGATGACCCACAGCACGCACTTGTTATTGCACAGACTGAAATGAGTCGTGCAATGTCAGTTGCCGCACGTGATTCTTACGAAAAAGCAAACGTAGAACAGGTCGAGTGGTTAGTCGCTGAAGGTTGTGATGACTGCCAAGAAAATGCTGATGCTTCACCTATTGGAATTGGTGACACTTTTCCTACTGGTGATAGCGAACCGCCGGCACACCCGAATTGCATGTGTGCGCTTGCACCATACTTTGAAAACTAAAAACGCTATAATTACTAAGTAATCTACAAGGAGAAATAAATGTCGTTTCAAACACAAAATACAACCGTTGGTACAACAGCAATTGCAATTGCCGTTCTCCCCGTTTCTATGGGTCAAAGCAAAGCAATTCAAGTGTTCAATAACGATTCAGCGGCAATCTTTGTTGGTGCATCTAACGTGACCGCAACTGGCGCTACAAAGGGTCGTACCGTTGGCGCTGGCGCTAATTATCAAATTTGGGTAAATGGCGGAGATGTAATTTATGCAGTATCAGCCGCAGGAACTACTGCCGGCGCAGTAGTAGTTCAGTATTCTGCATAATGCCTTATCACGTTGGCGAAAAAGGCTCATACGGATGTGCGGGTTATCCTGTAGTAAAAGATAGCGATAACGAAGTAATGGGTTGCCATGCAACTAAGGAAGATGCAAAAAAACAATTAGCGGCTTTATATGTAAATGAGCCTGAAGCAAGCAAGGAGAAAGCAATGGCAATGGATTACGCAACAAGTTATGCCGAAATCGTTAAGTACGATAAAAACGAAGATGGCACACTTATGGTTTATGGCAAGGCTACTGACGATACATTAGATTTGGATTCACAGATTTGCGACCCTAAGTGGCTAGATGAAGCAATGCCACGTTGGTTCAAATCAGGCGGAAACATTCGCGAAATGCATGGCCCATCTGCCGCAGGTATTGCTAAAGAATACGAAGCAAAATCTGACGGACATTACATTGGCGTGCATGTTGTAGACCCGCTAGCGGCTAAGAAAGTTGAAACAGGCGTTTATCAGGGTTTCTCAATCGGCATCAAATCACCACGCGTTGTACGCGATGCAAAGGCCGCTAATGGTCGCATTATTGATGGTTCGATTATCGAAGTTTCTTTAGTAGACCGTCCAGCCAACCCTTCAGCAAAATTGATTCTTGCTAAAGCAGTTGAAGGAGAAACAAGTTTGGTGCAAGTAGAAGAACTACATGAATATTCAGCACCACTTCCTAGTGAAATTGCAAAGTACAATGATAATCACGATGAACATGGCCGATTTGCTGAAGGCGATGGCGGCGGTTCAAGTGGTGGAAGTTCAGACCACGCAGGACGTATGCAAGATATTCGTGATTCGCTTGTAGGCGCTAGAGATGCGGCATTTCATCAAGACATGATGAACGGGCGTGAAACAGGAAATTCTGCGGCGCGTCAAGCCGATGAAGCAAATCAACGAATTGATGCGGCACATGCGGCATTGGCTGATGGCAAACCTGACCAAGCGGCGGCAGAATTGCGTGGCGCTTCACAAGCATTGGAAGATGAAAGATTTTCTACACAATCTAGTCAATTAGATTCACTTGCAAATCAAATTACCAATGGCTCAGAACGTGGTTCAGCATTGGCGGCTCATGGAGATGCAAAAGCAAATGCAATTGAAGAACATGCAAATGCTACAAATGACCAAAATGCACGTGAGGCAGTAGGTCACATGCGCGAAGCGGCAGACCATGCTCAAGCGGCTTATGATGCACGACAAGCCGGCGACCATTCTGCAAGTAATCGCGCTTCAAGTCAAGCAAATATTTCTGCACACCGTGCAGAAAATGCTTTATACAATTCATCAAATCCGGCAACAAATGCACTTGCACAAAATTTAGGTCAAGCATTTGGTCGCACAGATTTGCGTGGAAAATCAGCAACACCAACACAGAAAGAGTTAAAGATGGAAACAATTAAGCAAATTACGGAATTGGCAAAGTCTTTGACAACTGTTGATTCTGCAAAGTTTGATAAATCACTATTTGATAACGCACGTAAGGCACTCGCTGAACTTATTGCATCTGAAGCACTTGAAATGACTGAAGGTCATGACGAAACAGGTTCACTTGTTTCATTGGTCAATGCAGTTCACGCGCTTATGACATGGTACGAAGGCGAAGCAACTGAAGGCGAAGTTGCACCTATGGAAGAAGTTGAAGAAGTAATTTCAGATAAGGGCGCTGACATTCCTACTTGCGAAGATGGCAAGTGTGGCAAGTGTGAAAAATGCATGGCTGCAAACGCAGATATGGAAAAAACAACAGACGCAGAAGAAACAGTAGTTGCCGAAGAAGCACTTGTTGTTGAAGAAGCACCTGCTGTCGAAGAAATTTCTGAAACTCAAGAAGTTTCAGATGCTACATCAATCGAAGATGTAGTTGAAAAAGCCGTTAAGAGTGCTATGGAATCAGTTAAATCAGAGATTGAATCTTTGCGAGCGGATAAAGAGGCCGCAGTAGAGAAGTCAGTAAAACTTGAATCTGACCTAGCAACGGCCTTATCTAAATCAGTTGCAGGTGGGCCTAAGCGCACAGCAACTAAAATGTCAGACGAAGCCACAAATGATGCGCTTGTAAAAGCGGCTTCATACAAGGCTAAGGCTGATGCAACAACTGACCCTGTTCTTGCTAAGGGATACCGCGCTTTGTATGCAGAATTTCTTGCTAAAGCCACCCCTAAGTCAGAGAACTAATAACACACTTAACGAAAAGGAAAAAAACTTATGGCACAGATGCCAAAAGCAAAAGACCTATTCGGTGATGTAACGCCACGCGAAGCGGCTGAACTTCAAGAACAATATCTTGGAGAACTCAACAAGTCTTTTGCTAATGCTTCAACAACACCGGGAGTAGCACCACAGGCTGACCCAATGGCACAGATGGAAGCACTTGTTGCAAACAAGTCACTTTCACCTGATGCAGTTTCAGCACTTAA